GTAATCCGTCGCTACATCCCTACACCCTGCGGTTTGGCGAGTCATACGCTCCATCGATGCTTCTGGTTTCATCTCCATGGATGCAAGAAACCATTTTTTGTGTAAATTCCACCCACAGACGTGGCCGACTAACTGAGATTTACCATGGCCGTTATATCCACCCCAGATAGTCACTTCTCCAGGCCTAAATCTGATTAGGTTGTGAGTCTTTGACCAAGGCAAGCAGTCCCCCGTCGTTGCTACATCACCATTCATCCGCTGAATGACCTTATCGGTGAACTCACTGGCCTGGGACACAAACTGGCTTTGCTGCTCACCAATCAACCCCAAAACATCTTCGTCAGTGATGACTTTCACGAGGCTCTGCCCTTGATTCGCATATATGCCTGAAGTTCTAGATCCATGTCTCGCTCTGTCAGCTTTTCACCGTTAGCACGTTTGCGCCTTCCCTCATCGATGATCAATTTATCCTTTGTCCCTTGATCCATGGGGGGTGTTGCCTGATTACGTTTAATCCTGCGCCTCTGCTGTTCATAGTGGATTAGGTTGTTGTGACGCGTAACAAAATCGTCGGAAAACAACGCCCCCATATCCAACTCAACTGAAGACATGATGTCCGCCGGGGCACATCCCGCGAAGCAACGAATCAAAACGTTACCGTTATCGGCTTGCGTAATGGCAAGAGATGGGTCTGAGTCCTCGTGCGCCGGGCAGCAAGCCATCCAGCTACCTTCACCCCTTACCCTTACCTTCTCCAAGCGAGAAAGCAGAACCTCGACGCTCATACGGCCCCCACGGAATAATCATCTTGTGAAGCCTCGGCGTTAGGCCCATTGTTTTTTTGAATCGTTAACGTGTCCCACTGCTTACGTAGCTTCGAGGGTGAAAGGATGTTGGCTTTCCAAAAAACGTGCTGATTGGCCCACTCGAACAATTGTTGAATATCTGAGTGAGTCCGCTGGTCTTGATCTCGCATCAAGCGAATATCGTTAGCCCACGATTCGAAATTTGGTTCTTTGGCTCCTGAGTTAAGATCTTTGATTCTCGAAAACATCTGTTGAGCAATTTTAAGATCTTCGTCAGAGAATTTTTTCTGTGACGTATTACTTCCCTTCCCTTCCCTTCCCTTCCCTTCCGGGGGTGAGCGCTCGGCGACTGTTCGTCGAATTGTGGTTTCTATAACGCCATCAGAATTAGGATATTTGTATGTTGCCTTATCTATTTTCTGATGAACCCATCCCGTTACCTGCCAATAACGTTTGTTTTCTACTTCATATTCAATGATTAAGCCGTTGTCTATTAATTCGTCTACCATTCGACGAATGTTCTCCGACAAGTAGTCGTCGCCTGGGAACACTTCCATCTTTAAACGCTTAACGCTTGCAGGGTGAATACCTGCGTCATCTGCAAAGTTCCAAATGCCGATAAACAACAATCGAGCGTCGACGGAACATTCCACGACTTGTTCAGATGTCCAAAAATCAGGTTTAATCGTCCTAATCCTCGCCATTATTTAACCAATTTCAAACCGAGAATGCGTCTGTGCCTCGGCAAAGCAGGGGGTAACCGTTTATCTAGTCGCCTAATAATGGCGAAAGCTTCCTCATTGAGCCCCTTAGCGTGTAAATTAAGCGCCTCACTGGTCTGCGCCTGGATACATCGAAGGGTTTCGTCTGGATCATCGAGTAAGCCCATTTGTTCCCCCTATTTTTCCTCGTCAGCTGGCCAAACCATGCCCGGCCATATCTCCATTCTCATGTCAAGCTCGCGTTGGGGAGGGATAGGCTTATCCATCCCCCACAGAGTGACCGCCATCTTCGAGCACGGACGTATCTGATCAAACGCTGCAGCAATATCCTTCTTCTGATCGTAGTGTTCGAGTAAGTGTCTGACTGTAATCATATTTTAAAAGTAAAGCATGGGTTTACCGAATTAGCAAGTGCTTTTATTACAATATTCTGATTAGTTATTTTGGGCTAGTTAAGCTATGCTTTACTCAGTAGTAAAGGAAGAGGTATACAAAATGAACGATCAAGCTCACAGATTAGATGAGACGTTAAGAACCACACGGAAAAACCGCAGAATAAGTCAAACGGATATCGGCGCTTCCTGTAGTCCTCAGGTTGGAAAGGTCACGGTTGGCCTTTGGGAACACCCAGACCACAAAAAAAGGAATACTCCTCGCTTAGATCAACTCCAGGTCTATTCTGACTTAACGGGAAAATCTGTTGATTATATTATTGATGAATCAATCGAGGTGGCCGAAGGGTGGAAGGTAGACACCGAAGACGAATCGACGGTTACTAAAATAAAGGTTTTGTTAGATAAGTTTGAAGATTTACCCCTTGTAGCCAAAAAAGTATTTTTGAGCAGTGCCAAACACCGAGCAAAAGAATTAGAAGAGGAGCAAGAAGCTTAAAGACTTCTCCGTTGTAAAAACATCTGTCCAATTAATCTGAGCCTGCTAACCAGCGGGTTTTTTTTCGTCTAAAAATACACCTTGATTAAAAAGTAAACCCATGCTTTACTTTTTGCATCAGCATATTTTAATACGATCATATGCTTAACTTGGCAAATGAAAAATGAATGATACCGCTAGACAAATAGAAACAACAACGCCTATGCAGCTGTTAGCAATAGCTACAGAGAAAGGCGCTGATTTAGATCAGATGGAAAAGCTGATGAACTTACAAGAGCGGTGGGAGGCGTCACAGGCTAAGAAGGCGTTCTTTCAGGCCATGTCAGAATTTCAATCGAAAGTGCCTTCTATCAAGAAGCTAAAAGAAGGCCACAATTGCAAATATGCACCTATTGGCGATATTGCCGAGCAGATACGCAAGACAATGAATGACTGTGGGTTTTCTTATCGGTTTGAGCAGGAACATTCGGAGCGGATCAAAGTAATCTGTGTGGTAACCCATGTCGATGGGCATAGCGAGCGCACGGATATGAGCGCGGGCGCTGACTCTTCTGGAAATAAAAACGGCGTACAAGCAATAGGCTCCACAATTACATATCTGCAGCGATACACGCTTACTAGCGCTCTAGGCATTACCACTGCAGATGAGGACATGGACGGGCGATTGATGACATCAGACGGCGACTTTCTATCTGGTGAACAAACATCACAGTTGGAAACTTTATTATCCGAAACAGGTTCCAGTAGAAAGAAATTTCTAGCGTATTTTGGCGCGAAAGAGCCGGGGGAAATTAAGGCTAGCCAATTCACGCGTGCGGTGACCATGTTAGAACGGAAGCTGGAAAAATGAAGATTCACAACGTTGAACAAGGCACGCCCGAATGGTTAGCCCTCCGACTCAGTATTCCAACCGCTTCTATGTTCGGAAAGATTATTACTCCCACAGGCAAGCTGTCAACGTCTGCAAGCGGCTACATGATGCAATTAGCCGGTGAGTGGGTAGCCGGTGCCCCAGAAGAATCATTTACAAATGCTGACATGCAGCGCGGAACAGAACAAGAAGCAGAAGCCCGGAACTATTACCAGTTTTTTGCCGATGTGGAAGTGGTCCAGGTCGGTTTTATTACTTCCGATGATGGCCTCATTGGCTGCTCTCCTGATGGCCTGGTTGGTGATTCTGGCGGACTAGAGATTAAATGTCCAAAGATGAATGGCCACACCGAAACGCTGTTAAAGCAATCTCACCCTACTAAATACATCCCCCAAATTCAGGGGTGCATGATGCTTACGGATAGAGAGTGGTGGGATTTTGTCAGTTATCACCAAAAAATAGAGCCCTTAATTGTCCGGGTTACCCGAGATGACGAGTACATCAAAAAAATGCAGATTGCTTTGGATAATTTCAACGATAAGTTGAAGGAGACCAAAGAGAAATTGAGCATTTACCGAAAATTGGAGTGCGCTGCATGAGTTACGATAATACTAACAAGGGCGCTATTTGGGGGAATACCCGCAAAGAAAAAGACACCCACCCAGACCTCACCGGCTCGATTAATATTGAAGGGAAGGAATATTGGGTAAGCGCTTGGAAAAGAAAGCCAGACGAAAACCCTAAAGCCCCAGCATTAAGGCTGTCCGTTAAACTGAAAGAACAGCCCCAGCAAGCAGCACCACAACAACAGGCTAGTTATCAGCAGCCGCAGCAAGCAGCCGCAGCGCCTCAACAGAACAGCGGCGGTTATGACGATTTCGACGACGATATTCCTTTCTGACAATTATCATTAGTTGACACCAGTTAAGTTATGCTTTACTTATATGTTTTAGGGGAGTTTTACTACTTATAAAACATGGGGATAACACAATGGTGGCACAATCAAAAACATTAGCAAACCAATTAGGCGTTACGGTAAAAGATGAATTAGCCTTATTTCATGAACTCTGTGATGAATTAAGAAAATGGAATATAGTAAGCGTTGCTGAAGAGGCCGAAATGTGTAATACAACACTTTATAACTGGATTAATGGTGTGTCTATCGGGAGATTCCAAAACGTCATTAAAGTTGGTCGCGTGCTAGGAATGGAACTTCAGTGGGTCCGCGATTCAGGGGGAAGCAAGAAGCCTTCATTATCTGTTGTAAAGTAGAGTTTATTTACTAGCCCTTAGCTAAACAAGCTAAGGGCTTTTGTCTGCGTAAGACAAAGGAAGTTTAATGTCGGATGTAGAAGATCAAAAGATAGGCAATCTCATCGTAACGCGCAAGGTGAATATCAAGTGGGAATGTGGCCACCAATTAGTCGGGATTGAAGTACAGGCTAGAAGGCATGGCGACCAGTTAGGATGCCCGTCTTGCTTGATTATACGATTTCTTGAATGCTATGAAAATGATAAAGATAAGTTAGGAACCGATTGGTTAGAAATTGTAGCGTTGGCGGAAAAAGTAAGAGAAGACCATAAATCTTAATCACACCTTCAAATCTCCCCGTGTTTCAGCGCGGGGACATCTAGCACACCTCTAGTAATCAAATAACCATCTTAAAATCACCAGGCAACTTTCTGTTAACATTTAGTTAACTGTTAACCTTCTGTTAACACTTGGCTAACTGTTAACTCTCTGTTACTATTTAGTTATCAGTTAACTTTCTGTTATCTATTAGTTAGCGGTTAGCCTTCTGATTACTTTTAGTAAACCAACCGACAAGGAGTTAAAAAATGCCTACCGTCGTAATAGCGTCAAGCAAAGGTGGCCCAGGGAAAACAACGGTCGCCACATCATTAGCCTCAGAGCTTGCTAGACTGGGTGAAATCAAAAAAATGGGTGTTACCCTTATTGATTCAGATCCTAACCAGCACGCGGCTAAGTGGGCGCTTAAAGAGGGTTGCCCTAACAATATTACGCTTGTTCGGAATTCAACAGAAAAAACGATCATCGACGATATAGAAAATGCGGAAGAAAAAACGGCCCTTGTTGTGGTAGACACAGAAGGCACCGCGAGTATGACGGTTTTGAATGCCGTTAGTTTTGCTGATTTGGTTATTATACCGTGCCAAGGCGCACAAGATGACGCTGACGAAGCACTTAAAACAATTGATCTTATAATGCGCTGCCGACGAAGCTCACGACGAAACATCCCGTTTTCAATACTCTTTAACCGAACTCATCCAGCAATCGAACCAAAGGGACTCAAGCACATTGTGAGTGAATTTAGTATATTAGGAATCGATGTTTTTAAAACTTCTATAGTAGAGCGTGAAGCGTTGAGAACTGTTCGATCTGTTGGCGGAACAGTCAATGATTTGACGCCTAAAGATGTTTCAGGTGCTGATAAAGCAGCGGCAAATTCAAACGCATTTGCACTCGAAGTAATCAGAAAATTGAATGCAATAGATTTGGGTATAGGTGTTTCTAATGACTAAAAAACGGGCACCACTTGGAGCGGGGCTTGATTCTGATATAGGGAATTTTGCAGGCAGTGAGGGGAAAACTAAAAAACTACCTATAAACCAAAACGAAGCAAGGAATATTTCGAGAGAGGCCGGTTTTCCCAGCAGGGAAGCCCCAAAAACACGCGACCGTCGTAACGTCTCACCATATGCGTTAAGTAAGGGATACAAGGTGCGTTCTGGTATGCATGCTTTAATCATACGTATAAGCGATGAGTTAGGCGTCAAGGATCATACAATGCACGAACGAGCCCTTTTAGCCCTAATCGAAAAAGACTGTTCTGATGATTTAAAGGCCGAATTTGAGAGGCTGACAAAATAAGGTGTGGGCCAATATGGGTTAGGCGATTCTGTCTAGTCCAATATTGGCCGGCTCTGTTTAATCCACTGTTATATGCATCAAACTTCTGGCAGCGAATAGAACCTTTCATCTGTCATATCAATTCGCTTGAATCTAACTTCATTGCTTTCACCGTTATCTAAGTTATCTGCTGAAATAATGTATTCAACTATATGAGGTGCCCCAACCCATCCGCTTTCTGCCTCCTCATAATAAAACAGTCGTGGATACACTTCTGTTTTAAACAAAGGACAATCACTATGATGGCGACCGTCGTTCGCAGCAGCTAAATCAATTTCATTCACAAACGTTAAGGATGAGCAAAAGCACCTAACAAGGCTATTCATATATTTCGACCATTTCTTCATCCGTAGGCTTGCGCTCAGCATCACAATCCGTACATCTCATCATTAAGCCGGTCACATTCTGTTTTAGCGTCAATTTCAGCGCGGTAAGGCCCCGCAACTTTTGGGCCTCTTGATGCTAACTTTTCCGAATATTGAAAAACACACCACCCGGTTTTGGCGTGTGAGTAGCTAATGTAATATTCACCGTCTTGCATTTCATCAACCTTATCCTCCGCGCCTGGAGTGTAACAGCCCACCGACACTGATCCGCCACGCTCATGGCATGTATCGCATCCGTCGTTATTCTTGCAGGCATTCATGTTTATCCCCTTGTTTATTGTTAGGTGGCCTTATCTCTAATGTTGGCAGCCTTCGCCCGTTTTCTATTGTAATTCCACGACCACAAATCTCTCATCCACTTGAAGCGAAAACTCCCATCGTGACCCCATGCCGCATAACATTTTTTATGTTTCATAAAATTAATTACCCTTAAAATTCAGCCGGGAATTCCTCAGTTTTGCAACTTAGCTTTAATCATTTCTACATTGTTTGGATGTATATATATCTTTTGCTCTATTCGATAAAATGGCCTAACCTGTTTGTAACCAAATCGTTTAATCCATTTTTTTTGGACGCGGTAATAGTAGCTCGCAGTCATCCAACTTTTGTATTTCAGCCTTCTAACTGGCTCATCTTCTAACTCAGGTATTAAATTGTCTGCAATAACTTGAAACCCTGTTTGCTCATTCATATCAATCAATCCCTGTTATTCCGCGCCATACAAAATCACCTTTGTCCTCAACCATTGCCGGTTCCTCATCCTTACAATGGCATTCATGACCTATCAGGTATTCAGCAACGGGCATCCAGAAATTACGCACGAACCCATTAGGAACATGGTTATCTTCTTCGGCACCCGTCATGTCAAAAACTTTACAAACAAATTTAGCCTCGTTTCGTGAACACCTTCCACCCCTCTTGCTAACAGAGACGTGATACTCAGGGCCTTTGTCGATATCTTTAGGGTCGTGCGCTACCTCAACTGCTGAGATAACCGATATTCCTTGTTCTGGAAACCACCAAACATGGCCCTCATACCCTAAAGTAACTTGAGTATCTGCTGATCCTTCGTATACCCAGCCTTTGCCGCTGGGGCGCTTTGGTTTAATTATGCTTTCCATAAAGACTACACCCTTCCCTTCTTTACGAGTATTCCCAAAAAATACCTATAACCTCGCTACCATCTTCAAGCTTACTCATCCATTCAGATCTGTTGGTGTTTTTTTCCGAAATTTTTCTAATCTCGGCTACGTCCACGTCAAATACAGCGAATATAGACCACAGCCTGTCGCCATCTTCTTCTGAGTAATGCCTCCAAATATCAAAGATACAATCCTGAAAAAAGAATTTAATACCCTCAATCTCACAAACACCAAACAACGGCCCATCGTAGTACCCCCATGTTTCGACAATTTTTACATCCGGCAATACGGGGCCAAAGCTCTTGAATGAAGCTGGCAAAAATATTTGTTTGCTCATATTAATATATTGTCATGCCTAGCCTATGGCTTATGGCTGGACATTCGATATCTTTTCTAAGTTCGCCACCACTTGTTGTGTATTCTTCACACACAGGACATCGGTTAAGCCTAGCAACTTTTAATCCAGTTTTAACTTTCAACAATAATGGATGATGTTTAAGGCTCTTAAATATGTCTGAATCACTTAGTTTGTCCGTATTTAACAACGGGACACTTACCAACATATCGTATGAGCTAATAACCGCATACTGTATGCAGTGCTCTTTCTCGCGAAGTTCTCCGAGCATGGCGCGGACATTGGGTTTAATCGTTTTTTCTTCTTCGTCGGTGAGGAATATTCCGCGCATTTCCTTTCGATTTAGCTTTGCCATCTTTTCTCTAAAGAGAATGCTTTTTTTGGCTGGAGTCTGTGGCATTAGTTTTCCCCTGTTGGTTGTCGTAACGTGTAGTAGTGTGACTACGATACGCGCAACTGTAAAGGGTAAGCTAGCAATAAATTGAAAGTATAGGAAAATCCACTGTAAAAATAAGCAGTTGTAAATGTTTTAGAATTGATTAATATAGAGGGATTCCGGACTCAAACAAGGGTGGCAGCCCTCTCGTCCGGTCATAGCTGAATATGAGGGTCTAGTATAGCGTAATGCTATCTATTTCTCAATGATTTGCTTCTAAATCCCCTCTATAAATCCATCTATTTTTCAGGCTGCCCCGTGCGGGGTTCACAACGTTGGCGGTTATCCAAGTGGCGAATGTCGAAGGACTCTAAATCTAATTAGAGCGGGCAAGTGCTGCCGTAACACCCGCGACCATTGGCGCAGATAATATCTGTGTGGCCAAACTACTTCACGGATGAATACCCACGATAGCCATTATTCGTGCAAGGCTCAACAGGCCGAAGTGTTGAGAGGGAACCAATCTACGGGCATGATTGGAGCGGGCTGACCGCAAGGGAACCGAAAGTCCTATACCGCTTTGCTATGCGGTTTGGTGAAAACCAAGGGATATAAGGTGCCTTTTTACATCAAAATTTAAAACATTAAAATATTCTAATATTCTAATATTAGAATATGCTAGCAATTTTATTTAATTATAAATTGTGTTTAACTGCGTTAATGTAATAATTAATTTATATAAATACGGAGATACGTGAATGCCACCCGACAGAGAAACTGAAAAAAGAACATTAGTCATGGAAATTAAAGGAACAAAAAGACAAGCTAAATTATTATCGCAGGCGTTAGAAAACAAAGAAATCCTAGAGATGGACCCAGAAGAGGCTTTACAATATTTCGAGTATCTTTTTTTACTTTCTTTGAGTGCTTTATATTCAGAAATCGGACCGGAAAATGTGAGAAGGACTTTTGAAGACGCATTAGCCATAGTTGAAAAAAGCATTCCTTCTGCGGAAGAAACACAGCACTAGAGGTGGCGATTGGGGTAATGGCAATGCTAAATAAAAAATATATTAACCGAATGGATTACGATGGCGCGGTAGGGTGGTTGGTAAGGTTTCCGCGCAATCATAAGAAAGATCCGCGTAACTTTGAACGCAAATTTTTTGCGGACAGTATGTTTGAAGATAGGGCAGCTGCCAAAAAAGCGGCCTATATTTTTCGTGACAAGCGCCTAGCACAGACAAAACAACTTCATTTGTTAGATAAAAAACTCCACCGTACAAATAACAACTGTGGAGAAAAGAAAAGCAACAAGAGAAATACCAGCGGCATTATGGGTATCGAGCGTAACGAGCTTAATTGGAAAGCCTTTGGGGCAATTAACAAAAAAACATGGACGAAATCATTTAGCGTGGTTGAACATTCAGAGAGAGGCGCTTTCAAGGCGGCTTGTTATGAACGGTTTAATCGTCATGGACCTTTGAGAGTTTCAATAAAAGTTGGTAACTTCCCATGTCAAATTCCCGTTAAATACGTAAAAATTAGACCATAGGCCTGAATATATGAACATCCTAAAAACACACAGAAAGATTGTCGATCTCCTTGAAGTTACTGGACGAGGGAAGGGCAAAACACCCTCCATAGAACAAATGGCTATGGTGCTTCTGATCTATCGCAAAAAGGCGACATCAGCCGCAGAAATAGCCGAAGTAATGAAAAAATCAGTGCCTTCTGTACGATCAATGGGGTATAAATTAAGCGATGGTAAAACAACCTCTTTTGATTCAGCTTATGGATTTATTGAATTAATACCATCTAGTAAGGTAATGCTTATCGACCCTGCAGTTAGATATCGTTTAACCCCGGACGGCAAAAAGTTTGCCCGAATAATAGCGAAAAGCTTTGGTGATTAATAGAATGTCTATTCGCAATATACATAGATCACTATACAAACAAATACCTTCATTCAAGTGTAAAGCAGGCTGTAATGATTGTTGTGGCCCCGTGCCATTGTCAAAATATGAAGCCAATAGACTTGGTATTCCAGGCGCAGTTATAACGCCTATAAAGAACTCTACCTGTGGATTTGCCGGTGAAGATGGTTGCAGTGCATACAAAAACGTCCGTTTATGTGTCGTTTATTTGGCACGGTTGATACACCTAGATTAACCTGTCCTCATGGGAATAAGCCCCATAAATTACTTTCATCAATTAAGGGGGACCAATTAAGACGGGAATATATAGGTATTGTTGAAAAGTAAGTTGCTTTATTTTTCAAGACTAATTAGGATGGATATCGGAATTAGCAGGTACTAGACAAATCGTATACAGTTTCGTCGGGGTCTAGAATTATTCCACTTGGACCGTTGGTATTGAGTAGCAGCTCCTCGCCCCCGCCTGGGGTTTCAGTTATTCATTCCAACGGTCTATTTACTCTACAAGAGATATGCAATAGATCGTTGGGAGATGCGACGCGGCCATGATCGTGCCTACATGACCCCCAACGAGGTGGCTGAGTTTCTCGTCCGACGATCTATTTTATATCTCTTAGATGCGAAAGAATCACACCAGTATCATGTTCACCAACGCCAGCTAACATAAATTCCTCATGGTTCCGCCAAGCCAGCCACATGAGCTTGATTTGCTCCAACAATGATAACTCGTCTCCAAGCCTCAACGAATCCCCTTTATGAACATAACCATATTTTTTAAATGGTAAATCCGGCACCGGATCATTTGACATGCACACCCGCAGATAGTTAACGTTCCGCGCCTGTTTCATTGAAAACGTCCGATCATAATAGTCCTGGGTAAATACCATCGGTTGAGCGAACGTAATACAATCAATCTCTTTGAATAAATGAGCGTAAAACTCTACAAACGCATCGGCCATGGCACCGCCCCGGCTCATCCCTGTTATCAAGATCTTTTCCGGGTTCAATTCAATCAACCTATCCATGATCTGTTCTGCCATTAGTTCCATGCTGATTTTCACACCCTGGTTCACGCCCCCATCGGTCTCATGGTACTTGTAGAAATTCAACGCCCATTGGAACAAATCCTTTGTGCCTGGGAACGCCACAACAGCTCTATCCCCCTCGTGGATGATGTAACACGCATCACCCTTTCCCTTTAACAATGGGTCGATAATCGTAAGTGAATCACCAAACAGACTTTGAATTTCGTCGGGGTCTTTGTGTAGCACCACATCGGCGTATCGTAAGGCATCAAGAAGTTCGGGCTTAGTAAAATTCATATCAATAACTCCAAATACACGGGCGAAAGGGTTCGTCCAAATCGTCTAGATGAATGATTCGTTCATGAAGGGGGCCTTTCTGTTTGATGCCCACACCCTTAATTCCAAAATCTAAGGCAGTCCTTACAAGCTTAAGGGCACGCTCACCATATATATTTATATCTACCGCCCTTCCTGTAGTGTGTGGGCCATTAAGACCAGTAGAGCTTACGCTGTGGTTATGTGCCGGACATCGATAGGCAGATGTAACAATGAGGGGGAAATCAACAAATTTGCGTGTCAGACCTAAACGCCACATAAAAAAATCATTCATTAACATCTGGCCACAACCACATTTACACGTCATTTCTTCCTTTGTGAAATGATCCCACCGCGTACTCATTTTTTTAGAAACTTGCTTTCAAGCCGTTCAACTCTAAACGTGAGATGACTGATTTTTTCATTCCCCACCATTTGCCGGGCGGTCACTTCGGCCACGTTGCCTTTTATCTGTTCTATCGACGACCCCACCCATAAGATGGCCGCGAGAATGAGCCCCGTTAAAATATTATTTAATTTGATTCCGCTTTCAGCGGGCCTGTCGGTTACTTGTTGGGGTTCCATTAACGGGGTCTCCAATTAAGTTAGAAGGGTGTTTTTTGTTGCCTCAATCATCTGTCCATTTTGTTTAACCACTTCGTTTCTAAACATCTCAATAGCGTGTGTTTGCCCCCGATTTGTTTGGGCGTTTTCAACCAACAAAATAGGTAACCAGTCCCCGAGAGAGCATCCCCACTCATCCAATGTATCTTCGCCTTGAGGATTTTTCCCACGTAAAGCAACGTAATGAGAACAGCGAAATATTTTCTTTTCTGCTTCATCCACTCTCTCGCATTCATGCCCGTATGGACATGTCGTAACAACTTCGTAATCTTTGAGGGCCATAGTTAATCCTTAGAACAAACAATTACATCAATGTATTGAGGGGCGAAAGCAGTGGGGCCGTTAGAGCCTGTGTTCCCCGTACCGGCCGCTGTTGTGGTTCCTGATCCAGAGCCTGTGGATGCTGTGGTCCCAGTATGGGTATGTGATCCGGTTGATGATGTGTTTTCGGTTCGTGAAAGAGTGGACCCATCACCACCCAATGCGTTGTAAGTTCCCGACCCACCCCAAACGTTAATAGTGTGGGCATGACTTCCATCACTGGCAGTTGTGAATGTGTGTGTATGCGCTATTACGGTGCTGTAACCATGCGTGTGACTTGGGCCTGTGTGCGTGTGTGCCGTGGATGGGGGCGTACTAAGGCCATGCGTGCCGCCAGAACCACCGCCGCTGCCTGAGACAACTCTCAAGGCTTTATCGTTGTCAGTTACAACCTGAGTCCATCCAGTAGGGGCGGACGCTTGATAAAACACCATTTTAGTTGCGCCACCACCTGGAAGGGTAACGATGTTCGCGTCGTATGCCTGAACATCTGTCCCTATCTCAAGGTTAACGAGTGCTTTGAAATTAGCTTCAGAGGAGATATCAAGAATCGATCTTCCATATGCTAGCGAATCCAAATGAGGATTCAGTAGTATGAAATTTGTTCCATCATAAATAACATCAACAACAGAACTAGCTTGAATCGCACCATTGTAAGGGTCGCTTCCATCGGCAAATTTAATACTTTTTGCGCCAATAGAATTGAAATTAACCGTACACGCCCCTGTGTTAACCACATCAGTCAGAAATTGATATTTCTGCCCAACAGCATAAGCACCTGGGGAGATGGTTAACGTAACCGCGTAGGTGTCTGTTCCAGCCGCACTAGCCCCAGCATAAGACAAGGCGTTATCAATCACCTGATCAGCAGAGGCGTAGTCCGTCAACGACGTTGCATTTCCAACACCCGTATGGCGATACGTCGCCATAGGTAGGTTTGCTGTAACGGTTGTTTGCCCGTCCTTGGTGAGGCACGTGCTTAAAGCAGTCGACATGTCATTAATGACATTATTATATTTAGCACTTTCTATTAAAGTACTCGCTACCGCTGGAAAAGAAGCCCCTGGTGGAGTGTACGAACCTGATCCATTAAAGCTCATTGTGTGCCCCCTTCTCTAGCGGCTGTTTGAGATGTGGTTATCGTTGAAATTTTGTTCACCATGTCCATAGCCATTTTCCTTTTTGGATTACTAACTGGCAGTGTCAAAGCCTTTTCCAATTCACGAGGGTCTTGAAGCATTTTCACAAGGAGGCGTTTATATTCTGGCGTTTGATCTTTGCCGACCATTCCTAATATGTGATTGGCAACAACAACGGGGCGCGAGAGAACGTGAGGCAGTGATAAGGAAACCTCCCCCGGAAGTTCTTTCATAACTGAACCCACACTAGACCCCATGCGTCGAGCCTTATCTAAATTAATAAGCTCATCGGAAACACGCTGTACCTTGCTCACTTGATCCGGACTTAGAACATCGCCAAGCTCGTTAAAGCGAGGAAATCCCGTTGCCCTTTTCAGGGTTCTTGGGGCCTTACTAACCGCAGTCGTAAAGGTTGAGGGGGATTCTCGTTCTAACGCCGTAGTTAACGCGCCTTGAAGCTCTTTCCCTACGTTCATTTTATTGATGGGGTCAGATAACTTTTTGTATGAGGCTTGAGCCGCCTTAAATGGGGCTGAAACTAGCCCTATTTGTTCATCGAGCGTTTTCTTAATGTCATTCAAAACACCGACGTTATATTCTTTCTGGCCACCCGTTGTTGTTTTGCCCATCATCGATTTGATTTCTTTGGACAATGAATAGAGTGCCTGGGGGCTTGTGTCGTCCATTTTTCCACGAATATTATTCAGTGGTGTGGTGATGTTTGTTTCATTTTTATTTTTAGCAAGGACATCATCAATTTTACTCGTGACAGGTCCAATATCGACGTTCTCTCTCGATTCCTCCACCGCTTTGTATAGAGGTCTTGTTGATGACTTTCTGGCAGTTTTTGCCAACGTCATTTTTTCGTCGGTCCCTGCAATAGCGTCAATAATTTTTTGACGTTCAGAGGTTTGTTTTCCATAGGTTGAGCGCAAAGGCACACCCTCTAAAGGCTCCTTAGCAAGCTCCTGTTCCAGCTTAATGAATTGAGACCCATACTCATCGCCGCCCTGTCTAGCTTTAGCGATAGCTTGTCCCGCCGTCTTACCTTTGGCTTTTTGAAGCGCATCGACGATTTTTTGGCGTTGATCTCCAGCCTGTTCAACTACGAATTTTTTTACATCGCGGGCGATACCTTTCTGATACATCGGCTTGGTTAGTTCGTCTACGTAGCTAGCGGCACTTTTTGCCCCTTTCGCCGCAATGGGTAAAACGCCACCCGTCCCCGCACCGATAGCGGTTTGCTTTGCTTTATCTGTCCAGAAATTTTCCCCTTGGGTAGGTTGAGCCGCACCCATTCCCGCACCAAGTTTCATACCTTGGCCAATTCTAGGTAAGAGTTTTGCAGGAACACTCCCCCCCATCGAGGCTAAAGATGCAGGGCTGACAATGTTCCCGGCTATTCTCCCAAAGTCTATGCCCGCGTCCTCCCCTCTATTCTGCTGGTAGGCTTTCTCCTCACCGCGCACATGCTTTGAAACATCAGGGATTTGGTCGCCTAGACTGGTTAATTTTCCTAGTTCACTTGCTAATTGAGCCCCCCCCGCCGCTGGGTCTATCATCCCTTTTAGAAAAGGACTTTCCCTAGCCATTTGGAAAATAGGTATATTGCTACGGGATTCAGGCTCGACGGGGGGTTTTGATTCGGGCAGACCTTCCTGCGTCTTAACCTGCGGCTGTTTAGCCGCTTTATAGGCGCTTACAACGGTGTCAAATTCAGGCGTGCCTTTCTTGTCTTTGTTTTTAACAATCCAATTAGCGTACTGTTCAGCGGTAGCCATCTTAAAGCCCTATGATTGCGTCAGCTTGTTGAAAAAGAGTTTCAGCTTCTTGTTCTGGTTGAACAGCGTCTCTATTCAATTCCTCGTATTTACCCCATATGTCAGACACAATTTTTAGCGCCGCTAAACGTTCCTTTCTAGGAATATTAGAGTCGCCAACCTTACCGGCCATTTCTCGATACATAGCTGTATCTCTGTCAGATTGTGGCCCTTCCATACGTGGCATTTTGGAAGTAAGGGCCCCACCCAACGCTTTAAGCTGTGCGGCCTCTGTTGCACCTTCTGGCGAGAAGCCAAAGACCCCGGCCATATAATCGTAGGCAGTACCAACACCACTCCCCGTAGGTTTCCCAGAAGAAAGAATGGTGGAGGCTGTTTCTATAAGGTTATTGATGCCCGCCATGTTCCGCCGTTTCTCTGCCGCTGCTTTTGCGGTATCAGTTGCTGCGGCAATTTGAGGGTTCATTGCCAATTGAACATTTTTAGTGCTTTGTTCCTTAGAACCCGCTATGTCCCCTTGTAAACTAGGATCGTCAGTACTTCTAACAAACGACTGTTCAGGACTGCTGATGTCCCCAGTTCTGGCGTTTCCTACCTTGTAGCCTTCTGCCGTGGGTAAAAATTGGAAGTAAGGGCTCGAAGAGCCACCTTGTTTAGATTTGAGCATTGCCGATGAAACATTTTGAAAGCCCTTATCGCCCCGTAAATGAGGATCAGTCGCCGCCATCATCGCCGCCTTTGCCGGGTCGCCCGGAACAGCCGGTTGTACGGGCTGGTATTCACTCGCCCCCCTCAAAGGTCCGCCCGTTTGAGGTTTCCCGCTCATCGTCTCAATAACCCGATTAACAGCCTCAGAGCGCCCTGACTCCATTTTTCCGGCTAAGGCCTTCTCTTGCTCAGATACCGACGCCAAACCCTTCTTGGCCATTAACGCTTGCGCTAACTGGGTCATTCCTTGCCCAATACCGCCGGGAACAACTCGACCACTCACCATTTGAGTTTGTCGGGGCGATATCGCCTGTTGAGTCATCGCGTCTAGCAGTGCCTTTCTCCGGGCTATCTGTTGCCCCTCTGCGGCATAAGGTGTATTTTCGTACATTCTTGACTCCAAAAATCTAATGAGATTATGCGGCTACCGTAGAGCTGAGTAATTCACAGCGTAGAAACCATTAGGCATCGTCAAAACAGCTTCAGGAATAACAGGTAATACCTCTTGCGCCATTACACCGACATAGCGGTCACCACTACCCAGATAGCTAAACTCATAGAGTGAAATTCCAGAAGGTAGAGAGCCTACTTTGTGGTAGTTGTGTTTTAAGCGGATGTCGGAGAGTATTGCCGCTGCGCCTAAACCAAACAGCCCCGATTGCATGTTTGCGGCCTGGGCTGCGTCTGCATTAAATCCCGCCAAATCATAAGCTGATTGGTTCCCTAGTGCGCTTGTATAGTCCGCCCCACTCGTCGGCCCCTGGGGGGAATACCCCTGGAATTGAGGCAATTGAAGCTGTGAGCCGGATCTAAACGCGCTTAATTCATTAATAGGGATTTGGCGTTGTAAGAGGATGTCCTTAATGTTCTGTTGATGAGAGCCCATTCCAGCACCGTATTCGGTCTGTGCTTCCTGCGCTTCAATACCTCTATTTCTTAGCATGGAGTTGTACATATCCATAGCGTCTTCTCGAGACATACCTCGACTCTGCATGTCGGTTAGAAATTGATTCATAGATTCAGCGTTTTGCTGTTGTCTACCGGCCAATTCACTTTGAAACTCTTGTCCAGCCAACCCGGTCGATGCTATTTCTGCCTGCTGTCTTGCGTCAGTCATTTGGCGGTCGAAACCTTCCATTTCTCGACTGTACGCTTCCGAGCCCTGGGGGATGCCTTGGGCAATTAATTGTGAATGGCGTCTGTCACGGTCTCGGCTAACATCTGAGCTAACACGCGAAAGCATCGCATCTGTTACGCGTTGCTTTGTGCCCCCATATGTTGGCGCTGAACCTTCAGGCCCTTGGTATTCTGGTGTACCCCCTTGCGCCTGGTAGGTTGGCAATTCACCTTGAGGCCCTTGGTATTGTGGTGTATCACCGGCAATGGAAAACGGCGTCCCCATCAGCTCCTGCATTTGCTCCGAAGAGGCTAGACCTAAATCCGCCATGTTCCCCTGGAGCTGTATGTTTTTATCAAGAATCCCTTGGGCTTCCGGGCTTAGATTAATATCAGAGCGCCATTTGTCCTGATCACTCATAACGTTGTAATCTTCGCGGGTTGGCATTACTGGGGTTTTACCCCCCATGCTAGCCGGTGTCTTAAATCCTCCCTCTTGTACAGGTTGATTAAAAGCGGCTAGATCCGCTTCATAGCCTGCCATTGCCTCATCGTAGCCCGATTGGTCAAACTCTTCTGTACCAAGGTTAGTCCACGTTCTAGAACCAAAAGGGGTATACTCATCTGGTCGGTTGGCCTGCGTACTAAGGCGCATTGCCTCGATGTTACCTTCGGACGTTGCTTCTGCAGCGCCTTGGTAATCAGGCGCGGGTGGTGGTGATGGTGAGCACATAACGGTTCCTAAAATTGTTTGGAATAAACATAAGCCACTCTTTCGTAGCCCATCCTTTCCATAAATTTCCACGATCTATTTGTTAATTTGGCTGTCAGCACGATTTCACAAACACCTTTTTCAATCATTTCATCCTCAACAAACTTACTAAAACGCATCGCATTGCCACCTTTCCTATATTCAGGAATCATGAATAAAGTGTCTTCTGTGGCAACAAGTTTTTGAGTGTGCATCGACGGCATGACGTACATGCCAAAATTACCAACTAATTTTCCTTCGTCTCGGGCTGTATACATGAAGTAAAGCCCCATATTCTCGTACTGCAAATATCGGGTTTTATCCATGTTTAGTTCTTGCCCGTGGCGATATTCCTCTGTTTCGTGCCAATGAGCCTCATAGTTAACTAACAGCTCGTCCCATATGTCCTCTATCTTCTCAAGAGAGAAAATCACAGAACGCCACCCGTCTCATATACGTAATCATTCGCCACCCAATGGATTTCCAAATCGCTGGTATTTACCTTTAGAGACCCAGATACCGCGTATCCAACGTTAGGGGTGGGTGAGGTCCATTGTTTGACGACCTCCAAGCCAGAGGCCCAATACGATAGATCCCAGCTGCTCACATCCCATTGGGCTTTAGCCGTGACAGAGTAGGTTGATTCGCCTGTAATCTCATTATCACTAAAGTCAATATCTAGCCCGGTCAGAAACGAGAGATCGCCGTTCACCTGGAGTAATGGGCGAAACAGTGCTACTTTTTTTTGCTGAGATATCCCGCCGAAATAATTGAATGATGTTTTACCAACCCCAACGATATCAGAGCCAATATCATCAGTGCCCGACCACGATTTTTGAACAATGGTAGAACCCCCAAAATAAAGTTCATCATTGTATACAGCGAAACATTCAGCATCCCATGAATCAAATTCACACCAGGACCCGGTAATGGTATTCATTACATACTGCTTATGTTCTCCCCCTTCAATAATAGGGATGTTAAAAATCATGGCAGATTGAAGAGGATAATAGACCGCCTCCCAACCGAAGTTTGAACCATAATCCCTAGCCGCTGCCGTGAAGGCTTTTTCTATTTTATGCGTAGAGGCAACCGTATCATTTGCTTCTTGAAGGGCTTTCGATAATGGGAAAACGCCATTTTGCGCAATAACAAGTAAGTCACCGGCTAACTTAATGAAACTTCGTCTACCGATTGGGTCTCCCAGCTGATAAACGCCAATTAAACCCCAGTCAGCAGCGGTCGAAGGATCTGTTCCCCGATAAACAATAACCTCACCTTCAGAGGTCATAAAAACCGCTGTATCGTCTGGACCATCACCCGAATCAAACGACCAAGTGCCCATCCACATCAAATACCCGCCCTTAGTAGCGAAAGAGGAAAGGTTAAATTCTGTTGCCGCACCCCCCGCAGCCCCTGCCGTCAAATACCAGAACGAAAGAGAGTCTTTTTCAATTAGAAATAAGCGTCCCTGATACTCGTTGGCGTGAATTATGCTTGATGTCGTTAAGCCCGTTATAGCGGGTGATGTGGCCCCCGTGACCGAAAGCCAAGTGGAACCGTTATAATACAAAGGAGAGTCCACACCATTGAACATCATCAAATAGTTGTTTGTTCCATCACCAAAATTCAAATGCTGGAATTTGCCATTCGTTAAGGTGGTCGATTGAGCCGCCGCCGCGCCCAAAGACGAAACGTCCCAAACGTCGTTGTCATCGACGGCGAACATCTCGCTCGTACCGTCCATTTTGTTGTAAACGGCTAACGTCTTAACTGTCCCGGTAATCCCCGTGCAATAAGCAGCGTTGCCCCCCCTTAAAATGCAATCAGTCGCCGTCGGAAACCAATTAAGTAACTTAATGGCGTCATTCGGTGACATGTCCGGGAGGGGGTCGCGGGCATTCCATCCACCCGTAGGCGCTGAAATACTCTGAACAACACTCACCGGCCCTCTAGGAGAACCTTGCCCCTTTTGTCTGGCTGCTTTCCTCATAGGGGCCAATTACCTTGGTTAACAACAATGTGTGGGTGCCGATTGTAAGGCTGTCCATCTTGATGTAGGGTCTTTTTAACACCCTGACGCCCTAATTCATTGGCAACCATCGTTTCATAGGTGTTAAAATCTTCCTCGTAATCGAAGCCCTTTTCTTTCTTCCATCGCCATCTAAGCCCCATCAAAATAATAGGTTCAGGCAGCAGGATTTCGTCAGCGTCTTCTGAAAAATACTGTTTATACGTGGTCCCGTCATCGTCGAGAATCCAATTCCACGAAACGTATTCGAAAGCCCAAGTATTGCCAGCCGGTGGGGTAGGAGTAGCCAATAATTCACCCCCTCTAACCCTAATCCGAAATCTAGGAGAGGTGGTAGAAAAGCCTTTTTCGGCCTGCCAATCCTGCCCATCTATAATGTATAGAGGTAGATTCTCAGTTCGATCCCACGCCGTTTCATTTTTGATATAACGGTAACCATTAGAGGCTATCGTATTCATGGCCCCCTGACTCTCCGTAGCAACCGTTGTATGCGTAGCCTCAAACGTTATGCGTTCCCAGTGGCCACGGCCCGACAAGTCGGTTCCTTCCTCCTCTAACAACGCGAGGATCTGCAAAACCTGCTCGTCACTTGATCCATAAACAGTTGTCGGAACAGAAAGCCCCGTCCGGCGGCAAAACCTTTGGACGGTGGTTAACATGGTCATTTTCTCGCCTCTTCAACTTTCTTTCGTATGGTTTCAGGCTTCATCAAATGGTGTGGTTTTGTCCCGTAAAGGTCGAAAAACTGTTCCTCGATTGGTTTTTCATCAAGGACAGGTTCATCAAAGATGTCGGCTGCGGATATCTCTTCAACTGTTTCTGTCACATCCTCGGTTTGATCCACCAACCCTTTAATCTGAATCTGCAGTGATTCAATGGCCCCCTCTAATTGCGTTACTTTGTTTTTAAGTTCTGCATTCTCCATTACCACCGGCCCATGGTCTTTAGCTGCGCTAATGTAAGCCTGTGCTTTCTGCTTAAGGGCCACACCACCCATACCAATACGCTTTAAACCCTCTTCGTTTACACCCGCTAGATCTTCAATCGTGCGGCAATTAGCCGAAAGAAGGTTTTTCACTTGTGCGGGTGAGATTACTGGCCAATTGCGAATATCAGTACCGTTTAGAGGCGTGTCTAAACCAAGTTTCCAATGGTCATAACAGTTTCTCCAATAATCTAGCCATTTCTGGGGGATACGACTATTACGGACATTCATTTCCTGATTTTTAAACCATTGCGCCGCTTTAAACTCGAAACAATCTTTAGAATAGGGGGGAGTGACTAGAGCAAATTCAACATCTTTACTAATAGAACGGCCTGACTTTAATGAAGCCGGTTTATCTTCGATTGGGCGTAGTTCAAATTGCACCCATGCAGGGCGTTCCTCTCGATCCGAAAATTCAGCAAGCATTTTGTTCACCTATATTCACAATGTAAAAAAGAGAGGTATCACCCTCGTCAGAATCCCAATCAACGGAAAAACCCAAAGCCTCAAAAAGCTGTTTCCACCAAATATGTGGCTTAACCGTTAAATGAAGCGTTGCATCAATCGCCTCCCCCATTTCATCCGGGACAGTGCTGATTTGGAAAAATACCTGTTCAGAAGCGTTTAGAATGTTACAAAGGACATCCGCCACGTCTCCTGTTGGTATATGCTCCATCACATCACTACAAAACCCGTAAGGTGAGGATGTGGGGATTTTTTTCGTTAGATCCCATTGAACGAATGGGAGGGAAAGCGCCTCTTCATCTCTGCAGTTATCAGCAAAGTCCATCAATAGAACGTCAACGCCTCTATCGACCATTCGCAGGCTGGCCCTTCCTGTCCCACAGCCGTAATCAATGACCAGGCCATCAGGGAAAAAGGATGTCACAAAGAAGTCAGCTATACATTCACCGGGGGATGCTTCACGGTAAACATCAAACTGCCACATCAGCTGGTATTTTTGCTGCTCCGTTAAGTCCTTAGGCTTTGTGTGATACATGGACTGCAAAAGTCCATCCCCGTACACGTAGATTTCACACCCCTTTTCTTTTAATGCCTTGGATGTGAATTGGAACCGTTCCGCTTGTGCCTTCATCGCAACAGACGAGGTATATGTTTTGCCTCCCCATTCAACTTCAACCGTGGGAATGAAAATATTCATGTCCTGGGGGTAGGCGTGTGAATTACCATTTTTGTGGCACGAGTCATACCCGAAAATATGAAACTCTCTAAAGCCTCCAGCGTAAGCCGCACACAAGGCAGAATTACCCACCGCCGCACCACCGCCCAACAGCACATAACCGCCTTTTTCCTTTCTTTCTTTAGGGAAAAACTGCTCTACATCACCGATTTCCAAATGACATACGATTGGGTTATGGACGGAATCCATAGTTACTGGGGCAACTTGTGAACCAAAAATATGGTTTTTGGCCCAATGGTCTATTAATGAGGCCGTTTCTTCTTTAGCATCAACTATGCATTGATAATCAACACTCACACCATGATCATACAACCACTGGCTTGCAGCATTCATAGCGAACACCACAGCCCCTTGGTTTTGTAATTCTTTGATTTTGTCTAATTCATCCACAATAGATGAGCCACCGCCCACCATCACAGCAACTAGATCCGTTGGCTTTTCAGCCTTTAGCCATTTCAAATTTTTGGCTGAATTAGTTGTTATATTTCGAGCTAAAACTTCATCAGGGGTGTTACATATCACTAACACCGGCACAAATAATGGGGAGGAAGCATCAGGATTTCGATACTCCATTTGAATTACTTCGTTTGTTGGCGCACCCATGGTTTCTCCTTAAAAATGGGAGAGGTGTCACCCCTCCCATAGGCTTTTATTAATCTGATGATGGTCCAGCAGGTCGGTCAATCATGACCTGAACGGTAGTTACATCTGATTTGGCAGATGCCACAACGGCGACTAACGCGCTAGATAAGCGGTTTGTTGTTGCCGCAGCAATTGACTCGCCAGAAGCAGAGGCCAAAGCGGCACTTGCAGCAAACGAAGTTGTATTGGCTTTACTGACAACGGCTAGGCCGCTAATCTGATACCAACCATATTCACTCGCCACACATGCCGACATAGCCACCGCGTGAGGATTTGATATACCCACCGCACTTGTAGCCAATGCCGACTGCCAACCTACGTTATAGGTCGCTAGCGCCCCCACAGTAGTAGACGCCACACCCACAAGGTAAATAAATTCACCTTCGCCATAGGTCGGGTCTTTTGCGCGAACAATTGTCCCTAACTTATGTTTTTGAGTAGTGGAATTTTCTGCAATAGCCTGTGTGCCAGCGACCGTATCAGTGATGATATAAGTCATTTTGTTTCTCCCTTATTCGACGATGACGCCCTGTTGATTTCGATTGCTCAAGGTCATGTTGCCCATCCAAAGAATCGGAACAACTTCACCGTCCTGGTTGATTGGGCGCTGGCCATCCATAATTTCCAAGTCGGCATCTTTATGGACACAAAGACCTAGATACTGGGTGTTGAGCATGTAAGCGTGACTTGCTGGGATGCCCGAATTACCATCGAAAAGAACATCAGCACCTTTGTATTTCAGCGTCACTAGCCCCGCATCTGCGCTATCTGATGTCATATAGCGCTTTAGTGAGGTTTGAGAAGCTTCGAAATATTTGTAATAGATGTTATCCATTACGATTAAATCCGGCTGATCATCCACGCCCCTGTCTAGCTCTAACCACAGAGGTAACAACATGGAGTTTTCGATAGTCGTGGCACTCGAGGTAACAGAGTTGGCCGAACAGTCAAAAATCTGATTTAGCCAGAACGCAAAAGTAGACGAATTGATACCGCCCACCGTCCCTGTGCCCGTATCAGCTACTAACGCCTGGAGGCCGTTAATCTGATTCGTTGCTGTACCATCAGAGTAAATGTCGCCAGAGAAGTTATTGTTAAACGTTCTCAACGCATTCTTAATTTTGGCCTTCGCCAATTTGATGATTTTAGCTTCACCCGAGTTGATGCGAAGCTCACGACCACTTGAAACAACGTTCAAAGCAATTTGACGCCATTGGTACTCTGCCGCCGAAATAACATCGGATGCCTGAATATTCAATGTGTCCCAATCACTGTAACGCTGGTAGGTCGAGTTTTCCGCGTAATCAAGAGGCGTGACGATTGTTAACCCGCCATCTTCTTTGTCGTAATTACCCTTCTTCATCATGCGTTTCAAAAGCGCGTTACGATTTGAAACGTTATCCATGATTTCTTTGCGGTGTTTACGGAAAGTGGTCGATACCAATTCCGTAAACGTATTATTTGGAGATGCCATTATTTAGCTCCTTATGAACGTTTTTGGATGTCGCGAAATGTCTCGCGCAGGGTGTCATCCATCGATCCGAGAGGCCCTGTGGGAGCTTTGGCGGTGTCTCGACTGCTGACGTTTGTAGATTTAGCTTTCAAAGCTTTTTCGGCTTCCTGCTTCGCTTTTTCTCGTAAAGCAGTCTCATTCTCTTTCGAGAGACGCTCCATTTCTTTTTCGCGTGTTACAGGGTTAGCCCAAATAGCTTTATCGTAGGCATCCTCTAAAGACAGACCCGCGTTTAAAAACGGGATTAGGTCATCAGAGACCGATTCAAATAAAGGATGCTCAGAGGCGAATGCCTCAACCTCACTTTCAACGCGTGTTCTGGCTTCCTGTAGGGTTGCCTGATCTTTTGCGTTCAAAGAAGATTTAATAGTGCTCAGTTCGTCCTGTAGCTGTTTAACAGCGGGGTCGACCTGTGCTTGTTCCTCACCCAAATTAATGCCGTAGTTTTGGGCGAGCTGGTTAAACAATTGTTGTTTATCGGTAGGGGAAGCGGTAGAAAGTCGATAATGAGCGTTCATCAAGTTACGAACCATGGTGGGTTCATCTACTTTCATTTGCCCCAACATTTGGGAATATGGCGACATCACATCGCGCATCATTCGACCTAAATTAGAATCCCCTCGATCTTTTTCGAGGCCTTCTTTCATCTGGCCTTCGCGTTGTTCTATGTATTCTTGAACCTCGGGCGCAAGATTCCCCCAAGACTCGTGCATCTCTTTTTTCCATGATTGGGGGACCGCACGCGCTTCTTGACTAGCTTCCTGGCTAGAACTTTCATCCTCAACGTCTTGTGAGGCTTGGGCTTCGTCCGTTCCTTGACTAGCTTCCTGACTAGCTGCCTCTTCATTGGATTCTGAGTCGAACAGGCTTGAACTCAGTTCGTTTACCCCTGATTCCATATCGAAATCTGATTCACCGCTGTCAGCGATTGATTCGTCCATTTATTTTCTCCAATAAAAAAGGCCCCGAAGGCCTTTAGGTTTACAATGTGTGTTTATAAGGTTGTCAATTGCGGTTATATTCAAGATCAACACCCGCCTTCAGGCTTGATTCAAGTTGGTCGTGTTGTCGTGAATCCATCTTGGAAATCTCACTATCCACGGTGTCATCCAAAGACTTTTCTAGTTTTAATTCTTCGTTTCTTAAATTTTGATTGTTGTTCTCGACCATGCCCGTTTCATAAGGAACACACCCGTTACGCTTCATGTCTTCGCTGCGGGCTTTTTTAGTTGTAATAGGTCTACCGTCTATAGGGGATTCATACGCCTCAAATGAGGGCGTTATCATGGGAATAGAGATTAATTTCGTTGATTCCGCCCCACAGACACACCATTGGGGTTCCTGGTAGTCTCTGAGTTTTAAATAACGGTCAAATTTGTGGCCGTTAGTACACTTGAATTCATACGTTGGCACGATTTCGGGCCTCTTGTTTTGACATTCTAGCCGCCTGTTTATCTAGCGCGGATTGGACTTTCAACATGTGTTTATCCAACATCGATTGGAATTCAGACGTTAATTTCTGGCTTTCCATCTGCTGTTTAGCCTTGATGAGGTCTTGACCGTGTTTCTGCTCTAATTTCGCTAACTGTTTTTGGAAATTAAAGGTCGCTTCTTCCATTTGAAGCTTGTTGTATTTTTGGTCAAGGTCTTTACCGGCCTTTTCCTTTTCCTGTTCAAATTTCTGACGCTCTTGTGCCAATTTTTTAGCTTCTTCACCCCCTGGTTTGGGTGGCTGCATTGACTTCAATTGGTCCTCAACGTCACGGCCAAAACGATACCGTCTAACGATGGCCATCATCATTGATTGAGCCACCTCAAAGGACATCGCCCCTTTTTCAACTAATGGGGCTACGCCGTTCATAAACTGCGCCATAGCATTCATGAACTCAGCTACGAGCTGCTTGTCTTCAGTCGCCTCAACATCTAACGTGGAATTTGTCTCGATATCGATCCGGTAACTTCTTAACAGGTCATTTTTTAAGACTTCGAGAATTTCCCCCCAGGAGGGCTTTTGGGCCACTTTCATTAATTCAGGATCAGGTTGTGCGCCTTGCTGTTGACTAAGCGTCAATATCTTGACCGCTTTTTCCTTCTCTTCAGATGTAGGAAATGGGAGTTGTGTCATTTGCTTCCACGACTTTTCGGAAAACTTCGTCGAGGCAATTTCTAACATGATTTTCATCATATCCAGGGCGTAATACTGGACAAGCTTTTGAAGACGTTTTAGGCGCATCGTCCCCCATGCTTGTTTTATTTTCTGTGCACCGAGTGTTTCAGAGGCCGCCGATTGCCCTCTAACAATGTCAGAAATTCCCGTAATCTCATAAATTACCTGCTTGCATGATTCTCGGGCTTGAATTAACTGTTGGGCAACGACGATCATCTTCTCGATGGGTAGGAACCAGATAGCGTTACTTAACCCGCCTTGGACTAGAGACGCACCGTTATCGGTCGGGATTAGTGCGTTATCATCCTCTTTTAAAATGTTCGCTATCTCTTCGCCTAATTGGCCGTCATAGGCCCCTCGCGCTTTAATGGCTTCAATGACACGATTCAACCGGCGCTGAATTCTGTTCAATTCTTCCGCTTGATTCTCATACATCTTGTATGGGGCGGTAGGGACGAAATTTTTCGATTTTTTGATGAAACGAAGGGGTTCGGGCATGTTAAAGAACCCATTTAAACCCAGTGGGTCGTCCTGAACCTTCAAATAGTTGTCTTTGTATTGAGGGGTGATATATTTGACTTTACGATCTGTTTTATCCCAGATCTGGTAGATTAAAACAGTTTTCCTCTTACCCTTTTCCTCGTTTTCCGTGGTTTCCTCGTCGTCCTCCTCGCCTTCTGTAAAATTCAGCTCCTTAACGACTTTCTCACCGAAGAGTTTTATACATTCGTCTTTATCTAAATATTCTTCGTACGCGAGCCATGGCATTTTTGACCACTTTTTAGCGTAGCCGAAGTAGACACGATTCCAAACCCTGGAATCAACACACACAGTTTCGTATTCAACTGATGGTATGTCGCTTTCTGTCACCTCGGCCTCATATTTGACCGACGTTATCCCCCGCCCTGGGACTAAGGCATCGAAAACGGCGTCTTCAATCGAATCGCTGAACTTGTCGTACTCGTCGATATCAGTATCAATCAAGTATTCAAGCATTCTTTGAGAAGCCTGAGAAACGACTTTTCCTAGAGGGTCTTCATCGTGAAAACGTCTCTGAATTACGGGTCTAGGCAATTCGGAGAATAGCGCCGGCAACATTGTCTCAGTGTTTGAAAAGAGGATATTAAATGGCGTTTTCTTATCCGCGTCATAGATTTCTAATATGTCATCGCCGTCACTTCTAAAGTCCTTTTCTCGCTTTTTAGAAGATTTAATTTCCTCTAACCAAACTCTAATCTCGTCCATATTCTCTTTCTCTACGTTTCCTTGCAAAATGGGCTTTTTTGATCTGACCAAAATTCACCTGAGTGACATTCCCAACATGGAACTTCTGTCGTTGAGTTAAGTCGGGGGCCTGGTTTTTGCTAATTTTCCACGTTAATGAGAGATATCGAAAAGCATCCGCAGCGTGTGAGTGTTCGTCGTGGACCGTATCCCTTGAGAACACCTTTTTCATTTCGTCGTACTGTCTTCGATAGCTTTTTAAATTTTCGATTCCGTCAAAACATTTCTCTTCGTCAAACCAACATTTATGAAGGGTCGCATTACCGGCTTGATGTCCATCTTCCTTACTCAACTCGGGAGTAATGGCGAATTTGCCGATATCTTCGTCCATGAACTGTTGGATAATAGACTTCCCACCCATCCCCAACCTTTTGGGCTTAGCGTCGTGTGGGAGCCAATGTAGACCGTACTCGTAACCCCACGTCGCAGCCTTATCTCTCAAAACTTGGGCGTATTCTGGGATCTCTTTGAAGTTGTCAGAGTGAAAATCGATGATACGTATTTCATTCGAAACGACCTGATAAAACCAAATCACTGTGGCGTCGGTTCTGCCGATATCCCACGCGGTAAAAACTGGGAAGCCCTCTTGATGTGGAACGTCACCGATTCGCCCGCCCTGAGACACTTTGGCCATCCCCTCGCCCCAAACAGAGCCCGGAAGGGCCGCTTCGAACGATGAGAAGTACTCTTGTAACCAAATAGCCTTCCCATACGCCTCACCGTGCTCATCTTGAAGCCGTTCTAACTCTCCCACTAATTGTTCTTGAGTGAATAATCCGGTCTGGTCAGATGTTAAAATCTCACCAAACCAGTCATCGTGCTTCATGGCGTATTGAACCATTTTGTAAAAATGATTCTTGCCGCGAGGAGTAGAGTTAAATACCGCCCAACCCCCGTTTTCGAGCAAAATCGGGCTTAAAAAGCCCCAAGCCGATGGGTTAGATAGCGCGTATTCAGAAAAAGTGATCCCGTAAGGGGTTGAACCGACCAGGGCATCGAAATTATCCGACCCCATTAACTGCCAAGTCGAACCGTTGGGTAATTCAATCTTCATCTCTTGAGATAACGTCTTGGACCTTATCTCAGGGGGGAAAACCTCATCTAACCGCTTCTTCCCGGTATGGGGGTTGATGGCGTCCCAAATCGCTTTACGGCATTGATTGTATTCTGGGAGTAAGTACCAGTAGTTCCCCACCACCTCCATTGAAGCGCACGCGTTATGGTGAAGCAAAACGGCATCCTTACCCGCCCTTCGATGCCAGCACGCCGCCGCCCTCTTGCCACCCTTCGCTAAATAGTCCCATAATGGTCGCTGGTAGTCTCTAGGCTTCCAGTTATACGGGAGGTTTATATTCAAGGGGATGTCCTAATTCTTAGGCTTCTGACTCGTTAAATGGTGCTGGCCGCAAAAGCAGCATTCATACGTCCTAAACTGCTTGCCGGTTTTCCTTGAAGTGTTTTTCTTGTTCCCCGTGAAATGCCGCTGCCTGTTCAATATGAATTTGGCATCAGCTAAAGCAGCTTGACGGGTCGGGTATCCGATCTTGTTACACATCTAGAAACCTCGCTACCAGATTCAAATATCTCATTGCCGATGGGTCTGGTTTCCCTCGGCACCACCTCGATACCGTCTTCTCACTCACGCCCATGTGAGTAGCAAAATACACCTGCGTCCAGCCAATTCTTGCCAATAATTCAGTCATTTTCTAGGAAACTCCATACGGCGCGGACAGATAGTCCGTGTGGGGCGGACATGCTGGGTTTTTTTTGGGAAATTTTTGATGTTTTGTGTGTGGGGGGGTGTCGGCATCACCACCGCACCCCCCGCCTGCCGTCGACCCACCCCCCCCTTTTTTTTTCACTGTATGGATACACAGTAGTTTGCATCTAAATCCAGGTGGAATGCGGGCTACAGAGCACACTACTGTATGAATACACAGTGGAATGCCCGCTATTTAACATAATATATGTTATGCGCAACTAGATGCTAAGCTATTGATATGTAAGGAGTTTACCAAAGACCACTGAGTGTGATCAGGTACGTTGTCGAGCTTATCGCTCTAAGTCATTGATTCTAGTCGTTGACCACTTCGCCATCGATACTCACCTCATTGCATGATCTATCGACGTTCACAGTGATAGATACGCCTGTAGCGGCCTGTGAGCCTTCTGTGTAGCCGTGCTTGGATAACACTAGCGCTGCTATCTTTGGATTATATGTACCCTTTAGGCCACCGCTGAGGGCGTCTACCTCTTGTCCAGCGTCTAACGCGTGTATGAGGCGGGAAAATTCAGGTTTTTCCTTGTCATTCGCCCAAGTTGTAACTGTTTCCCTATCTAACTCAAGGAATAGCGCCAATCCAGCCCGCGTAGGTATCAGTTCGCCCTTGTCCTTATATGTGCTTAAGTATTCAATAGTCTTAGCTAAGATAGCCTGTGTGTACTTTGTGGGTCTTCCTAGCTTACGTTTGAGCTGTTTGTGGGTTAGTCCATCTACTGTCTGTAGTTGTCCCATACTATACTCCTACACTTTTGGGGCTGAGCATGAATAAATACTTTATTACCTTTGGATCGGATCACAGGCACGCTGTTAATGGGGCTGCATTCGATCGTGACTCTATTGGTGTAATCAATAGCCCTTCATACATTGAGGCTAGGGAAATAGCTTTTGACCTCTTTGGCCCAAGGTGGGCCTTCCTCTATACGGAGAATGACAAAGGTTTAACGCCTTCTCTCTATCCTCGCGGGTTCATTGAGGTTAACTAGCTCCTCTTTATAAAATAATTAGTAATCTTTGTTGACTATTACTACAAAGGTAGTCCATAATGAATACCAAGTTAGAGAGAAAAACAACACGGAGCCAAGACCATGACACTTACCAACGAACAGAAACTGAAGCTTTATGACCAGGGGCAATACAAATTCCCGGTGCCTCCTGTCTCTACCGCTCTATGGACTACTTCGGACTGGATTACTTTTATTGACCTCAATGGCGAATGGGTTACAGAAGATCGCCATCAAATTATTGGTTTAACTCCCTTAGGGCGGCGACTGCTTGAAACTGAGCTAAAAGACTTATTCAAAAACTTTGACGGCTTGCACGGTGGTTGGATTGACGACGTAGCCGAAAAGCTAAACATTAATGAGTCTGAAGGCTGCGGTCTTGAATATGAATTAAGAAGCTTCGATACTATTAGCGGTAACACCGAGCTAATCCGCTTTGATGAAAACGATTTAATCAGAGAACACAAAATAGTGAATAGTGAAGATGCCAACCCAGTCTATACCAAGTATATAACGCTTTACCTTAGTTATAAGGCTGACTTCATTACTGTTAAAGGCTTTGCTAGTTACCACGGCCTCACACCTGACGAGGCTTGCGCAGCAATTGAACAGGGTCGCAAAGACCACGAGGCCTACTTGGCTGAAGTTAATAAAGCTTACTCATAAGGAATCACAATGACAAAATTAACTGTAAATCAAGCTGTTCGCAAAGCGTGCAAAGAAATTCAAAGAAACTCGCAGAGTCAGAAAGTAGAAAAAGCGCTCAACTTGCTAGGGTACGGTGGCGAGCGGGTTTATAACTATTCTCTTTCTCAATTCGACACGAAGAGCATTACTAAATCTGTTCAACGCTTTATTAATCAGGGTTAAATGCGATGAGCAAAAAAGAGTGGGCTGAAAAAATGTTGGCCGAATTGCCAGAAAATGCACACAAGGCAGTTAAAGAAATGGCCGAACACCTGAAAAAACAAGATACAGATAGCGCGTTTGATACGTTAACGGTCTTTTGTGCAAATAATTCACCTGTTCGCTGGGAAATTATAGCAATGAAAGAAATTGCTGTATCTCTTGCGGGTTACACATCAAAAAATAGGGGCTAACACCATGCTAACCAATCAAAAACAGGTACGCTTTGCCTTTTGGGCCGCTCATCCTGACCTTAAATGTGTAAAGGTGAATGGTAAGCCAGTTCGAGAATTTCAGCAGCCTAGTGAAACGCGTAGTGCCTTTGGTGACTACATCAACTATCTACACAACGATGGTCAGATAAGCGAAACATTAGCAGCTCAAGCAACACTTTAATTAACATCCGCGCCAACGGATCAATCAGGAGATACACCCATGTCTATTTTACGAGTTATTCCAGCAAATTCTAAAGCAATCCAAGATAAAAATAGCTCTGCCATTGCTTATACCTATGAACTGGATGGCAGGCTAATTGCTAAAGGCTTTTCAGGTCGCAAGGGTGGATCTGACTACCATCTTCGTTATAAAGACAGCGAAGCACGCACCGCTAGCATTAATCGTCACTTTGAAAAGGTGCAAGCTAGGGAACAAGACCGCAAAGACCGCGCCAAAGCTAGAGCGTCATTCAATCACACCTTGGTTATAGGTAGCATTCTTAGCGCTTCATGGGGCTATGATCAAACCCAGGTTAATTTTTTCCAGGTGGTTGAGCTTGTTGGTAAAAAATCCGTAAAAATCCGCGCCATTCGGAGCCGCATAGATAGTCAAGAACTTGGCTCTGATTATGTTGTACCTGTTAAAGATAGCTTTAGCGAATGGGATACATTCACCAAAGATGATAACGCCCCAACCCTTAAAAGGGTAAAGGAACACAATGTAATAAGTGTTTCAAGTTACGCCAACGCCTACCCATGGGACGGTAAGGGAAAACGTGAAACCGCCTTTGGGTTTGGCCGGTAATTATTAAGCGCCCCTCAAAGCTGCGCCAACAGCGGAAAGGGGCTAATCACCTACCTACAGGAGAATAGGCCAGTGACTATAGCGAACTTTAACAAGGACTTTTCCAACATTCTACCCATTTCGGTAACGGTGAAAGGTCTTTTTACAGCTAACCACAAAAAAAGGAACAAATTATGCACCCCGAAAATGAAACGGTTACTCCATGGCAAGAGTTGGGCGTCAAATTCGAAAAGTTTGGCCAAGAGCTCCAAAACCCAAACGCAAGAATGAGTACGCTAGTAGCACTCGCTTACGATTGCGGCCTTAACTTTGAATTTGCATTATTTAACAACCGGCAACACCTGACCACTAACGAAGAATTTAGAGAGCTCACCACCGGCATGTCACAACCCGAAATAGTAGCCGCGCTTAATGACCCTGAAGGGTTGGTTGTAAAGCTTGGATCTGTTAAGGCTTGGTTAGCTGACCCTGATACAACCTATTTTAGGAACCTTCCACAATTTAAGTTAGATGCATTTAGGTCAAAGCTGAGCAAGGAGTGATTCTTTGCGCATGACTTCCGCCTCTCGGGCCTCCAACTCTGCCCTTGAGGTGGCTAGCGCCTCTTTTAAGACTTGGGTATCGTTGATATCTCTTGCCGCCGTCTCGCCCTCCTTACGAGCCTGGACCATCAATAATTCAGCGTGTTGGTTTAGCCTTTCCGCCTCCTTTACCATCCGATGAGTGGACGCTCTTGTCGTTTCTTCCATCGATAAAGCTTTGCTTCTAGCCTCTTCGATGATTGAATCTGCTTCGTTTTTAGCCTTTAAAGATGACACCATGGCTTCTCTATGCTTTGTTTCAGCATCCAGCAATAGGCGTTCTAGCTCTTTAGTCTTATACAATCGATCCACTGACGCATTCGCTTTATCAGTGTATTCCTGTATTTTTTTTAGCTGTGATTCGACGGCCTTGGGATTTTGCAGAAACTGCAAGAGGCTAAAAAGCCCATCAACCCCGATGGGTGGCTCGACTTTGTGGAAATTGGTTTTGTTTGGTCCCATCATTAGCTTGACCCATCGTAGACGGCCACTTTTTGACCTGGTTGAACACCAAAAAATTCGGGTGTATCCAATTGGACGTTTACCCCATCGGTTGTGGCTGCGGTTGGATTTGGTCCAAAATCTAAAAAGGCTTCAGCGTCGCACGAAATACGTACAAACCTCGTCGTATCCTGAAAAGCCGCCGATTGTGTCGAGGTGGTATAGGATACGGTTTGGCCTGTGGTGTATCCATCCTCTAATCCTGCCTGGATGACGTTACCGCCTTCATCCCGGCATATGAATCTATATTCTCTTATGTAAGCTGTTGCCATTATCTTAATCCCATTCGATTAACGTTTTGGATAAACCGCCTAACTTTCTTAATCTGAGATACACCCGCAGATTTTGCGGTAATTGTTAGTTTTATACCCACCCCCGAAATACTCGCACCAATACGGGTTTTTTGAGCACCTGAAGCGGCCATTAGATTAATCTCGCGGTATGTGATGAAGTTATAGCCACAGGGACAGCTGTCACAGTGACCACTTT